TCCGTGAGGATGCTGATCGGGGGGATTTCCTGTGGCATACTTGCCTCTCTCAGTAGTGATGGGGTCTCGCGGGGGCAAGCCGCGGGGCCCGTTTTTTGTGGGCTTGGTTCAGGCGGCGGCGGGGCGGGTGGCGACTCGCGCCCTGGCCTCAGCTACGCGGCTCTGGGGGATACGGGCAGTGGTCTGCTTTTCTGGTATCGCTGCCGGCCGGATGGAGTCCAGGTACCGGTCCAGGCCTTCCCGGCTGATCCACCAGGAGCGCTCCAGCTTCCAGGCGGCCACCTTGCCCGTGCGGGCGGCGTAGCGCAGGTTGCGGATGCTGATCCCGGTCATCTCCGCCACCTCGTCCAGGGACAGCAGCTCGGGCAGGAGTGCTGTTGCGGGACGCGGCATGACCATCACCTCCTTTCGTCTTGCGGCGACCATTGCGACCACCGCGACCATCACATACTAGCGCGTGCCAGCGTCTCACATGCAAGCACACGCTAGGAAAAAGTGGGCGGCGATAGGCGTTTGTCCCCGATCGCGGGAAGGATCGCATCCCTCTCCTACCGGGCGCACGAACTGACCTGCGGAAACGCAGCTCCAGACCATCCACATTGGGGCGTTCGTTCGCCGTGCCGACATGGTGCCGACACGGCAACAAATTTGCAGCGGCTCCTAGCGCTCCCCAGCCTCGTCCGGAGATGCCTTCCGGCGACCCCCGGTCACGCCCTTGCCGATCTGGCTAGCCCGTTGCGGGTGCAATCCAAGGCGCTCCCCGATCTGGGCCCAGGACATTCCTGCGGCGTGCATCTCTGCCACGGCCGTCTGACGTGCCGACCGGATGGCGGCACCGATCTGGGGCAGCTGCTGAATGAGACGCGTTAGAGCCACTGCCCGGTCTCCGGGGTCCGCGATGTCTTGGCACCGCTCCAGCTCTGCCACGACGTCCTCCAGCTGCATGTGATCAGGGTAGTGGGTACCCCGTCATGGTAGTGGGTACCCACTTGCATGGTCTAGTGGGTACCCACTAGGCTTAGGGTATGAAAACGCTACCCAACACGGACCTCACATCCCCCGCCCTCACGGCGGCCGGCGATGAGCCGGACCGCTGCACCTCCCAGTCCCTGGACGGGCGGCGCTGCACCCTGGAGCGCGGGCACCACCGCGACATGACCACCCCCACCTCCGGGCACACCTGGGAGGTGCGGCGGTGAACCTCCTCATCGTCGGGCCACTCGCGCTGACCCTCATCTCCTGGAGCTGCTCCTGGATGATCGGCACCGCCCGCACCGCAGTGCAACGGTTCGGCTGGATGCTGAGCGCTGCGATTTTGGCGCCCGCCTCCGCTGCATACGCCGCAGCGACCGGGCAGTGGCCCTACGTCGCAGCAAACCTGGCATTCGCCGTCATCGCCGTGCGTGGGTACCGGAACATCCGCAACGCCCTGGAGCGCAGCGGCAAGGGTGCAGCGGTCGAGTGCAACGGGTGCAGCGACCGCTGCACCCTTGCCGCTGCGGACCCCGGATGCAGCGCAGTGCAGCAGTGCAGGGTATGCGGCGCAGCGGTCGAGTGCAGCACCGAGCAAGCAGGTGCGGAATGAGCACCCCTGATGCAACACCGCAGCGGGTAGCCACCTGGCCCCTACTCCTCCTAGCCCTACCCGCCTTCGTCGCAGTCTGGTCCGGATGGGTCGGCCTCGGCGGCCTCACCGGCTTCGGAGTAGTCCACCCCCTCCCCGGAATCGCCGACAAATTCGCCATCAACACCGCGATCACCCTGCCCATTGGCGTGGAAACCTACGCTGCCTACGCCCTCCGCGCCTGGTTAGCCGATGGGGTACCCACCCGCGCACGGGTATTCGCCCGCTGGTCAGCCCTGGGATCCCTGGCCCTGGGTGCTGGTGGCCAGGTCGCCTACCACCTCATGGAAGCCCAGGGCATGAAGTCGGCCCCCTGGTGGATCACCACCATGGTTGCCTGCCTCCCGGTCGCGGTACTCGGGATGGGCGCGGCCCTGGCACATCTGCTGCGCAGCACCCCCGCAGCAGATGCAGACGAGACGCAGCAGGCCGCTGCACCTCGGGCGCAGCGCAGCGCTACGGAGCCGGAGGACGCAGCACCCGCAGCAACGGAGCCGCTCGTCACGCTGCAACCGGTGATGGTGCGGGACGGCCACCTCGAGGTGCCCGCTGCGCCCGCAGCGGATGAGGTCGAGGCGGAGCCCGCAGCGCGGCACCATGCAGCACCCGAGGTGCAGCAGGAGAGTGCAGCGGTTGCGGATCTGGACGCCCGGCGCCTCGCCGAGGTGCCCGATGCAGCGGTCGCAGTGGTCGCCCAGGAGCTGGCGCAGCGACAGGGGTGCAGCACAGCAGACCTATCGCGCAGGGCCATCAGCGCAGCGGTAGCAGACCAGTTTCCCGGCGCTCCCAAAGTGGGCGACCGGCGCGTGAAAAAGATCATCGAGGGGATGAGAGCAGCATGACGACAGACAGCAGACCAAGCCCGGTACCAAGACCCGCAACTAGCAAGCCGCACCCGCTTGAGATCGCCGACCCAATCACCGATGACGTGATGCTGATGGAGGCGCTGGAGCGGATGCGCAAGTCCCTGGTCCAGGGCTCGGAGCACCTGGACGCCAGTTCCGGATACATCCGGAGCCTCCTTACCAGGTACGACCGGACGATTGGCATGGCCCAGTGGGGGAGAAACGGGCGCGTAAATCAGGTCGTGCGACCACTGACCCTGGCCAGTGACCTGCTCCTGGACGCGGCTCTCCAGATTCGTCGATCCGCCACCGGATTCACCAGGGTTTACCTGGACAGCATGGAACTCCCGTCGGAATTCCAAATCAAGTCTCAGCGTCGGAGGGGATAGCCATGGGCCGGAAAAGCCACGATCATCTGCAGGTGTCGACCCCCGCCCCCGGGCGCGCGGGAATTCTCGCGATCTGGGCCCTGATCCCAGGGGTCCCGGTCCTGGCCATGGTGACCAGCAGGACCTTTGGCTCCGGCCCATTTGCCAGCCTTTGGTCCTGCGTCGCCCTGGCCTCCGGGGTCATGGCAACCATGGGGATCCGTCAGGTCACCAGGTCCCGCCCGGATCTGGTGACCACGGCTACGATCGCCACCGCCGGGTCCTATGCCTGGTGGTGGTTGGCCACGTTCCTACCGAACCCCAGCACCGGGCAGCCCATCGGGCCCCTGTCCTGGCTGAGTGGGGTGTGGATTTTGCTGGCCGCCCCGGGTTGCCTGACCCTGACCATCCGGATCCTGCCCAGCGTGCGGGGCGGAGTCGGGCCAGCGCCTGGGAGTCACGCTGATGGCGGCCTGGCGGAGGCCCTCCAGGACGCGCGGGTCAGCGCGGTGGAGGTATCAGGATCCCGGGTGACCGCAGATCTGACTCTCCCCGCCGGCGGCGACATTTCCACCGTGCAGCAACAGCAGCGCCTGCTCGCCAGTGAGCTGGACATCCCGGTCACCGCCGTCCGAGTAACGGCGGTGACCGGCGAATCGCCCAGGCACGGGCGGCTCACCGTCATCACCAGGGACCAACTGGGCTCCGGCGTCCCCTGGATGGAGCTGGAGGCCCCGGGCGGACCGGTATCCGCACCAATCACCCTGGGCCGCTATGAGGACGGCGAACCGGTACGCCTTTGGCTCACCGGGGATGACAAGGCGGGGCGCAATGCCCCCGGCATCATCGCCGTCGTGGCCTGCAAGGGAGCGGGCAAGACCGTCCTGATGCGCCGGATCGTCTCCGGCTTGCTGGTCAGGTGCCCGGATGAGCGCGAATTCTGGCTAGCCGACCCGCGCAAATTCGGGCAGCTGCCGGCCTGGTCGCGGGCAGCGGCGACCAGGACCGCACGGAATCAGGCCGAGTGCCAGGCCATGTTGGATGACCTCATGCAGGAGGCCTCGGACCGGGCGGATTGGCTCGGCCAGAGGGGCCATGAGCAATGGGTCGATGGGTGTGGACTGCCCTACCTGCTGGTATGGATAGACGAGGCGGCGGGGCTGGGCGCGGCCGCCGAGCGGCTGATCGACGTGGCCGAGACGGTGCGCTCTACCGGGATAACCGTGTTCGTGGCCTATCAGCGCTTCACTGGAGACCGGGTCCCCACCAGTGCCAGAGCACAGATCAGCACCGTGATCTGCATGGGGGTCAAAGATCAGGGCGAAGCGGCCCGGGTGCTCTCTGACGGCACCGTAGCAGCGGGCGCGGATCCCTCCGCCTGGGCCGACCGGGCACCAGGCATGGCCTACCTCGAAGCGAGCGGGGTGGATGAGGAGCGTTGGGCCATGCCGTGGCGAGTCTGCCGGGGCGACGATGCCCAAATCGCCCGCGAACTGGAAGCGCTGGGCGTGCCGGTAGCCGTCCCCGCTGCAGCACCTGCCACCGGGCGGGCAAAGGTGCCACCACCGGTGCTGGAAGAAGAGGCCGATGAGGAGGCCGAAACCATGGACCCAGACGATGACCCCCGAACCCCGATCGAATGCCCGGACCCGCCACCGCGTCTGCAGCTCGATGTTCCGGGTGTTCCCAGGCCGGACCCCGCCACCGCTGCCCGGATGATCCGGGAGCGGGCAGTGCAGCTTGCCTCCCAGCTGGAGGACGGGGCGACCATTGCCCCCAGCGATTTCGGGGACCAGCTGTTGGCCACCGGCCGTGCTCCCAGCTGGCTTTCCGGGCAGCTCGCCGCGCTGTGTGCGCCAGGCCCCGGGCGGGTGCTCGTGCGCCTGTCTGACAAGGGCAGATACGCGCCAGCGCCTAACGCGGCGTAGGCATTTCAGGCGGGCACTTCACTTCACTTCAGGTGGGGTGCCCGCCCCCCTCAACACACGTACGCGCGTGTGCGAGGGGCTGAAGTGAAATGAAGTGAAATCGAAGCTGAAAAATGGATAGTCACGGAGGGTAGTCATGATCGCGGTCGGGGCAGCATTGGTGTTTGGGGTGATCCTGGGGTGGGGTGGGGGCCGCTGGTGGGAGGTGACTACCAGGGCCTGGATCATGGCCAGAGAGACCAGGCGCGCGGTGCGGCCCCGGTACCGGGAGGCCTGGGCAACCACCTGGCGTGGTGTGGGAACGGTATTCCTGATCCTGCTGGGCCTGGCGCTGGCCGGGTTATTCCTGGCCCTGTAGACAGAAGAGCGCCCCGCCTGACGAACCAGGCGGGGCGCTCTTTGTTTGGCCCACTCTGATGGGTGACTATGGGATTTCTGATGTCGTTTATTGCTGGCTCGGCGTAGAATAAACGACATCAGAAACCATAGAGGGAGGCATCATGAGTAGCCAAGTTGACACTTTCGTCACTACAGACGGAGAAAAATTGACCACAGTCACCCAGCACGTGCAGCGACAAGGGCAGCACTGCCGCAGGATCATCTGCCCCCGCTGCGGAGAGATCTTCGGCATGGCGTTCACGGACTTCCAAGTCGAGCGCGACTGGAACCGCCACGAATGCCACCCGAATCAGGTCTCAACCGCGCCGGAGGCCGTACGCCAAGCTGCCGCGCAGGCCGCAGGAGAAGCCGTCGCGCAAATCTTCGCCCTGCTGGCGGCCGGGACCCCAGCCGCAGAGCGCGGGGCCGCAAGGGAAGCCGCTGCGGCCACGGCAACAAGGGTGTTTGCGGAAACCCTGACGAGCGCTGCCAGCCCATCCGGCAAACCTGGCCCTGGTCGCCCCGCCATCGGGTCCCCACTCCAGATCCGTCTGGACAGCCAAGCCTTGACCCAGGTTGCCGCCCTGGCTGACGAGGCCAAAACGTCCCGGCCCGAGATGATCCGCCGACTAGTGGACGACGGACTCCGCGCCAGGAGCCGGGAGGCCAGGATCAAGGAGATTTCCAAGCAACTCCCGAGGTCCGACCACATCCGGCAACTGGTGAAGGCTCTGGCCACCGCCTCCAGCGCCGCGCTGGTGCGGGATGAGGCTGGCGTGCGGCTGGCGGACCGGGACGATCCCGGCGCGGTGATCATGAGCGCCGACGACCTGGCCCTGCATGCTGGCCAGCTGGCCCTGGAGCCGTGGGCGTATGAGCCTGGCGGTGATGAGCGTGCGGAGCAGATGGTCCGGTGGATCCGGGGGAACCAGGAGCTACTGGCCGACAGTTTTGGGCCGGCGGAGTGCGCCTCTGTGGCGATGGCCTACGCCTGCCAGCTGGGCCCCACCGCCGTCCAGGCGATGGCCTGGGTGATGTGCACCTATGGGTACTGACCCCACACAGCAAATCGCCCCCCACCCGGTGAGGTGGGGGGCGATTGCATTGCCGGGTCCGAAGCGGCAAGCGAGCTACGAGGCGACATAGCTGTTGTTGCGCGCGGGCGCGCGCGACGGGTCCAGGATACGGGGCGGATCAGCCCTTTGCGTGCCATTCCGGGGTGCGTTCTGATCCCACAGCCTTGCAGACCAGTTCTCTACCGGCTCTGGTGTAGGCGGTGGCTCCGGTGCTGGGGCAGGGAACGCCAACCCAGCGGCCGAGAGTGGTCCCTCCCGCTGGTGTGGTGGTGGCGGCGGGCGAAGTGGTGGCCGGTGGTGGTGTGGCTGGCTGCACGGGCTGGGCTTTGCTCCCGGAGGAGCATCCGGTCAGGGCGAGCGCGGCAACTGCCGCAGCGACTAGGACGCATGTACGATGACGTGGCATATGCATGCCGGGAGTGTCCGCCAATCTGAGCGGCACTCCCGTTCTGTCACCCAGAGGTGGGCGTGGTGGGCTGCTCCGGTGGCACCAGATACCGGTGCAGCCGACTCAGCACCGCCGTGAGCGCTGCCTGGCCCACTGCCACCCCAGTCACCGCCCACCACGCCCTGGTCCACTGAACCCCAGGGAGTAGTTGGCACAGGACCTCGCCGGCGGCGATGATGGCCACCGCAGCCAGGCCCTGCACCAGGGTCCTGCGCGAGCGCGCACGAGCGTCAGCCACCACCGGGTGCAGGTCAGCCATGGGCCACACTCGCCGGCATCGCCTGGTGGTCCCGAATGGTCACGTGTAGCCCGTCCACCTGGGCGGTGAGTGCTGCCTGGCCCTGCTCCAGGCGGTCTACTCCGGCGTGAAGCTCCCCTACGGTGGTGTGGACCTGGCCGATGCGCTCCAGCAACTGGCCGCCCCGGACCAGGGAGACGGCCACCGCACCGAGCACCGGAACCGCGAGCCCGGCCATGCCGAGGCCGACTTCCAGCCCGGTCACCGGTTGTCCAGACTGCCCAGCACCCGCCGGACGGTGTCCTCCACCCCAGCCAGGACCTGGGCGGAGATCTGGGCGATGATGGCCTGCCGATCCTGCTCCGTCAGGGCCACTGGAGCTACCGGAGCAGGGGCTTTCGCCAGCACTGCCAGCGTCGCCTCCACCTTTGCCTGATGCTTTTCAGTGGCGATCTGCCACCTGGTTGGGCATATCGGGGATCCATCCGGAGCCTGCGGCATCCCCATCATCATTGCCGCTATCTGTTCGGCCATGCTGGCCATGTCGTCTCCTCCTTCCACCAGAGCACAGGCCCTGGTGATGATCTGCGGCTTTTGGGCGATGATCGGATCGCCGGGGCAGCTGTAGTGGCCGCCCCATGCCGCTCCGCCCATGCTGTGGTGGCCCAGGCCGTGTCCGTCCGGGCTGTTGGCGAGCTGGAGTGGAACCCCGTGGACCTGGCGTGCGCGGGCGAGGATCCGGGCGCAGGCCTCCACCTGGGCGTCGGTGAGCGCGTCCCCGCCATGGCCCTCGTTTTCGATGCTCAGCCAGTACGGGTTTCCCGCACTCTGGCACCAGGACTGGGTGCCGGTATCCACCAACTGGGCTATCCGCCCGTCCTTCGCCACCACGAAGTGGGCGCTGACCTGGGAGTTGGGGTTCTGGCACCAGCTGATGGTGCCCTCATAGGTCCCCTCGGCGATGTGTAGCACCACCCCGCGGTGCTGCCGCATGGCTCCGCCGTGGTTGTTGGTGCCACGCCAAGTGGCTATATCTGCCCACTGGGCCATGGGGTCTCCTCAGCTACTCACAGTACGGATGTACCCACTGCGGTCAATGAGGTACATGCCGGCGAACGTGAATTCGCCGCCCTCCAAGGTGGTCGTGCCGGTACCTGTGGTGCGCAGCGCCGAATGGAAGATGCTGGCCGCGCCGGAGAAAGTGGCCTTCCACGGGATGGACCACGTCACCAGGCGACCGGCTCCCGTGTACGGCGACCTGGCCAGGCGCACGGCACCGATCTGGGTACCCGTCACCGGCGTGGTGTGCCGGATGCGGATACTGAGCTCAGTGTCCGTGGTGGTGCACTGGTGGACCAGCTGCCCGGTCAGCAAGTACGTCCAACCTGTGGTGATGGTTCCCGTGAGTGCCAGCCTGGGTAGGTTTATTTCGGTGGGGCTGAATGTTGCCGCAGCGATGATCGGGTTGATGGTGACGCGGCAGGCATCCACCATCCCCTCGTCGTGCGCGGTGACCCCATCTGTGATCTCCGCCAATTCTGCGGCGGTTGGGATGTGTAGGGCTGGGAGTGATGTGACCATACTGGCTCCTCAGAGGGCGATCTGGCCGGGTTTCCAGAGCCGCAGCGGTGTACCGATGTAGTGGTCTTTGGTGACCCCGTTGACGCCGCGGGCTACGGCTACGGCCTGGGAGTCGCAGGCCAGGGCTACGGCCAGGGAGCGGCTGATGGCCGCACCACCACCGGTGACAGTGAAACTGCTGGGCATCAGGGTGTCCGTACCCGTGGTGATCTTGTACGCCATGGCGATGGACTGATCGTCCCCCAACGACGTCCAGGTCGCGTATCCCAAGGTCAGTGCCGCCGGGGCGGCGATGGCCGAGGCGTCATCCGCCTTCCACATGGCCATCAGGACCACGGAGCGCGTCGGCGCGACCAGATCCGGGGTGATCACATCCTGGTCCGCAGCATTGAGCGCCTGGGCGGTCGCCAGGACCCGCGTCGTGGCCCCGGGAATCGCCACGATCCGGGCGGAGACGCTGTCCCCAGCAGCCCCACCAGTGAAGGTGACAGTGGGTGCCGTGTCTCCAGGCCGCGCCACCCGCCCGAACAGCCGCAGGTTGACCGCATCGCCGAGGAGCGTCCATCCGGTGGGGGTCTCCGGATAGCCAACGGGGCTGTTGCGGATCGCGGCGAGGAGCACCAGGAGATCCCCAGGCTGCCAGCCAGTGGGCATCCCCGGGGTCAGGGACGCATTGTCGTCGTGGTCCGCTAGGCCGGCCACCCTCCAGGAGGTGTCCCCGGTGCCGTAAACACCGGAGCAGGTCACCTCCTCCCCGCCTATCTCCAGGTCCAGGGGGAAGTCCGCGGGGTATGCGGCAGAAGTGGCCAGCACCGGTCCGGTGTTGGTGGTAACGGAAAGCATGGTGCTGGCTGGTCCTGCGTAGACCTCGAGGTGGGATCCACTGTCCAACCTACCTGCGTTCGCCTCGCCCTCCACGACCCACACGTCATACGGGCGGGCGGGGGAGCAGACCATAGTGACCGTCCACTCAGTGCGCCCCAGCAGGGTCTGAGTACGGCCCTCCACCAGTTGATCCAGCACACCGGGTGGGTGGGGTGTGACCGGTGGTTGCGCCTGGACCCGGTCACCGAGGCGCAGCAGCTGCCAGGCGCTCATCAGGTCCGTATGGCGTCCCAGGTCCACGGAGAGGGATGGGTACCGCATACCCCCAACCGTTCCCAGGCCCACCTTCCATTCGGCCAGGGGCAGGAGTTGGTCATCGCTCAGGGCATTGACGCTGGCACTGTCATCCAGGCGGCCGGCCTGCTGCTGATCTGCTGCGTCCAGGTAGGTGCGCGTGCCCCCGCCCGTGCGCGTGACCTGGGCCTCATTCCGTCGTCGGCTGAGATCCCGCACCGGAGCGTACGGATCCGCGGTTTGCCCAGCAGCCAGGAATAACACGGGAGTCTGGTTGTACAGGGCACTGCGAGGCCGGTACGTGAGGCCAAATGCCAACTCGGCCAAGCGCCCCAGGTCGACCGCCTCGCATTCCCGGAGTAGGTCCAGGAGAGGGGCGGCTGTCTGCACACCCATTGGGGCGGAGGTGCCAGAGTAAATGGCGCATGGAACGTTTTCCTCATCACAGAGGCGCAGGACCCGGTTGGCGGCTGCCTCCCCATTGAACCCATGGGCGGCGAAGTGCTTGTCCGTGGTGGCGTCCCGGTGGACGGCCAGGTGGGCCATCCCCACCTGGATCACCCCATATTCCGTCATGGGCGTGGCACCAAAGGCTACTGGTGGGCTGGTGGTTAGCCCGGTGACGGCGCCTGGAGCCAGTCCGGCGCTGGTGCGGGAGTCCCGCAGGGTCCCCTCCACATACAGGTAGGTGATCATGTCAGAGCCACTGGCCTGACAGACAATCCGGATGTTGCGCCAGGAGCCGGCGAAAGAGCCTACGGGGGCCACCCAGGTTGGGCCGTAGCTGGTGCCCGATCCCCAGTACGTTTTGTGTTGGACTGAGATCCACTCTTCGCTGGCGGAGTCATTCCAGAAATATTCCATGTACCAACATGGATGCGATCCCGTGGTGGACCATCCGAGCGGGTAGACGATGGCATCCGCTGTCTGGATGGTGGTCACGTGCAGCTGCACCTCCACCGCCCAGACGGTGGTAGCAGCCATGGTCACCGGGGCGGACAGGATGCCCAGGGTGCCGGCGGAGGTCTTATACACCGGATAGGCCCCAGGGAACCCGGGCAGTCCCTCCAATTGCTCCCACTGTGGTGTGCCGGACACGGCCATGGGAGTGCCCCCGGCAACGCCAGGGCTGGCCTGGATGACGCCCGCCTTCTCTGCCAGGGCCCAGTACTCCACTGGTGTGTCGCGGAGGATTGCCCGCTCCAGGGGCAGCCGGAGCGGGGTTGCGCCCCGGCCCAGGCGGTCCAGGACACCCCGGATGGTGAGCTGGGTCCAGGCCAACACCTCTGACCGCCCTGGCCACACCAGGGCCAGGGCGGAGATGTAGCCCCGGATGAGGCTGTACGCGCCAGCGCCGGCGTCCACGGTCATCCACACCGGGGTGCCCTCAGCCACATACGGCCAGTAGGGACTCTCCGGCTGGTCCGGCATGAGAACACCGTCCGTGCACTTCACGGTCAGGGTCGCGGTGAGGCTCTCCGCCTGGGTAGCGCCCTCACTGCGCCCGTCCGTGACGGTGACCGGCTGTGAGGCCTCCCAGTAGCTGGTGACCTCAGTCCATGTCCAGGTGCTGGGATCCTGGGTTAGGTCCGCACCAAAGGCCATCTGCAGGTGCACCACAGCCGGCGAGCCCGGGATGTAGGCCATCAGGCTGCCCCGATGACGCCCTGGACGTTACCGCCCCTAGCCGCCACGTACTGCCGGAGGTGTGTGATGCGGCAGGACGGGCACTCATGCTCAACTTTGAAACCGCCACCAAGGTCGACCTTGGTGGCACCACCAGTGCTACCAGCCTGGCCCAGGGGGGTCACGCGCGCGCCCGCAGGTAGGGACAGCAGCTCCGGGCCACGCTCGCCCACCCACGCCATACCGGCGGTGGCGATGTCACCACCAGTGGCCAGGTAGGGGATGTTCGGGGTGTTCAGGGTGACGCTGGGGATGTTCTGTCCCATGATCGAGCCCCCACCGATGGTGAGGCTGAGGTTATTCCACTTCGCGATGATCCAGTTGATGGCTCCTCGGAATGAGTCCTTAATCCCATCCCACATTCCACTGGCGGCTGATGTTATCTTGCCGGGAATACCCTTCACAAACGACACCAGTGAATCCCATTTATCAACAATCCACTTCCACGCGTTGCTGAAGAAGTCCAAGAATGGGCCACTAAACCAGCGCCCAACCGCCCCGGCAGCGTCCTTAATCCAGTCCCAGAGCCTAACCCAGAATTTGCGGAATCCTTCACAATTGTTCCACAGGTATATGAATCCAGCCACCAGGGCGAGGATAGCGATGACTATCAGGCCTATTGGGTTGGCTGCCATGGCGGCATTGAGGAGCCATTGGGCGGCGGCCATCACACCCGATGCCACGGCTCCGGCCATAGTGGCCACCTTCTGCGCCACCATTGATGCGGTGGATTTTATGGTGGCGGCATTAAGTGCGGTCTGGGCCATGGCGGCCAGGGCGATCACACCCACCAGGCCGTTGACCATGGGCGTTACTAGGCCCGCAGTCTCACCCCACTGCGCCAGTGTGGTGGGAGGTTTGGCATCATGCTGGGCATCAGATAGGTCAATGTATGCCTGCTTGTTGTTGATTACCTCCTGGCGCCCATCCGCCAGAGCTTGTGCCTGCTCATTGAGACTCTGAGTGCCGTCCAGATTCGCCTGATCAAGCTCCAGTATGGCATTTTTGCCATCAATCTGAGCCTGCTCAATGGCTAACTGCGCGTCCCTAGCCTCCGCACTATTTTTGCCGTATTCAGCAATGGCTTCCGACAGGGCTTTCTTGCCGTCGGCCTCATCTGCCTGAGCTGATTTTAGGTTCAGACTGGCCTGGGTGGCGTCTACAGCCGCTTGCTTGCCATTGAGTACGCCCTGGTCGTAATCAATGACAGCCTGGCGGGCGTTTATGGCCGCCTGTTCAATATCCTCATAGGCCTGAGCCACATTGACCTGGGCCTGTTTCATTCTTTGTGCGCGCTGCCTGGCTAGGTCCTGCATGTCCGCCATGGCCTGGAGCGCATCAGCGGCGCCGCCAACAGCGTCCATGACCCCGGTGGCGGCGTTACCAACGTCTCCCATGCGCTCCGACATGGTCCGCCCTGATGCGGCGGTGTCCTGCATGGCGTCCCCGGCCTGGTCCGCCGCTGCGGCCACCCGATCGCCCAAGGCCTCAGCGGCCTGGTCTCCGGCGCGCTTCGCTGCGGCCCGCACGTCATCCAGCCCAGCCTCAGCCGCTCCACCATCAGCGCTAATGGTGATACTGAGTTCGCCCAGATCCAGTGCCATGTCAGCCCTCCTCTGGTGGTCTCAGTGCCCGGTGGGTGCGGGTGTCTGCCTGGAGTAGGCCCAGGATCCGGGCTCGTAGCCACGCCCAGGTGCGGGTCAGGAGCAGGTGCCGGTCCAGGTCTATGCCGTACTCGGAGTGCAGGTCGCACAGCACGGCGGGCCACTGGTGGAGGATCTCCTCCCAGGTGACCATGTTGCCCCCGCCGCCCCTTACCTCTGGGAGCGCTTCCTCCGGGACGTCGTACCACTCCCAGAGGCCGGTGTACTCGTCGTACTCGCCGCGCCCGTATTTCCAGAGCGGGTCCCTCTGCGCTGGGCCCGGTTCTTCGGGCCCTGTGGTTCCGGGCGGCCACCCGCCCGCCAGAATCGCTCGGCGGCGTCATCGCCGGCGGTGACCCAGATCATCACTGTGCTGGTGATGATGGCGATACGGTGGCCGTCCACGCCATCGTCCACCAGGCGCCGGTGGAGGTCCTTGCCGATGAGCCACTCGGAGTAGGTCAGGCCGTCTGGGATGCTCTCGATGATGCGGTCTCGTTCCGCCTCATGGCGGATGCGGTCGTGGTCATCTGCGGCGCGGCGGATCCGGTCGCTGGCGGCCACCAGGCGCTGACACCACAGGCCCACGGCGGCGGGTACCGGATCCACGGTGTACCGCCTGCCCAGGACGGATAACCGCAAGCCAGGGAGCAGCTCCCCAACCAGGTAGTCATCCAGGCTGCCCAGGTCTCTCACAGCGGGCTGGCGATGTCTGTGAGCGGGCCGTTGCCAGTGAGGGTTATGGAGGCACTGGCCAGGTCATCCGATTTGCCCTTATCGTCGCTCCACTCAACACATCCCCAACCGGAGACGCCTTCCTCCCCGGTAGTCCGGTCGTACCAGCGAACCTGGGCCATATTCGCCGCACCCAGCTCTTTGTCCTTGACTCGGATCGCCTCTTGGCCCACGTCGTAGGCCCCAGCAACGCTGACAGCCCGGCGGACTGCGAAGTTGAGGGCCCAGCTGTAGCCGGTCTTCTGGTTGCCCTCAGCACCACCGTCGTCGTAGTCCTGGGACTTCTGGATGGTGGCCTTCTTTTTGAGTTCCAGGTCGTAGACGTTCCCAACCTGCACCCAGACCGGTGCGCCCTCGGTGCCGGTGTTGACGTCCAACCTGAATCGCCTGGCCAGCGCTGTTATCGACCTCATGGGTTACTCCTTCCAGGGCCGCATGGCCCACAGGTAGTAGTTGCTGGAGCGCTCCCAGCGGGCGCTCTGGTCCCTGGCCTGCCCCAGACTGGTGCTGGACTGGCGGAGGATCTGGACCACGTCCACCCCACCCAGGGTGAGATGCGTCTTCCCGTGGAGTAGGTCATAGACGGCGTCCTCCAGGTCAATCGCGTCCCGGGGATCGCTCCCCGCGCGTACGCGCACCTGGACACCCATGATCACGTTGTCCTGGCCAGTGTCTGAGGACACCGGATAGGGGCTTATCAGGACCACACGCTCCGGTTCGGGCGGCATAGCGCCCAGGACGATGGCCGTGTCGCCGGCGGCGTAGGGCTCCATGACCCCATCCGGGTCATGCCACACCCCAGCACCGCCGGCGGCCAGGTGCTCTGCCAGACCGGTCAGGAGCTGGGTGGTCCAACCCCGGCTCATCCCAGGGCCCTGCGGATCTGGGAGGCGATGATCTCCGCCATGGTGTCCGCCTCGGTCGCGGCCGGCTGCTCCAGGAATTTCGCTTGGCGGCCATCGTCGTGGCGCCAGTCCAACTCCTCATGCTGCCGCACCGCGTATGGGGTGTCGTAGCTGACTGCGGCCTTGAGCTGCGCTTCATCCACGGTGGCTACGCCGGACCGCTCCAGGGTGCCCTCCTCGATCGGGACGAGTTCGCGGCTCGTCTGGAGCAGGTGCTCGGCGGCGAGCGTCAGGCCCTTGGCCGTGGCTGCGCGGATGGCTTCCATGACCTGGTCCCCATGCCACTCCAGCTCAGCGCCGCTACTCACAGGCCACCTCCATGTGCTCCGGCAGGTCCAGGCCGTGAGCGTTGTGGAGCTTGGCGCTGATCACGGTGGTTGTGGTGCCGCCGGGCAGGGTGACCCGGGACCCGACCGGCACCGTGGTCGCAGCGGGGGCAAACACCCGCACCTCAGACACCACCTGGCTGCCGTCAGGGGCGCGGACCAGCTTCCGTCCGGCGTCCAGGTAGCAGGGCTGCACCTGCTGCGCCTGGTCCCACACCGGCCCCACTGGGCCCTCGCCACGATGCGCCTCCACGACGACGGTGGCCGGCTCCGGCAGGCACTCAGCACAGAAGTCCTCCCAGGTCATCAGATGTCCTGGGGTCCGTAGCCGGTCAGTCCGGCCGCCTGGAGGACCGCGTATGCCTGGGTGTACAGCCTGCCGATCTTCTGCGGCCCAGACTCGGCGGAGGCCTGGTAAGAGATCCCACCGATGCTGAAACCAGACCGCCTGCCACCCAGGCCTTTGGGGTCCCCGGCGGCGATCATGCCCGCGACCTGCTCCACCACAGCATCCCGCAGGGCTGCCACGGTATCCGGATCAGCAGGGTCATACACCGCGCACAGCAGCGCCGTATCCACGTCCCTGCTGGCACGGGTGAGCAGGACGCTCGCACTAGCAGGGACGCTGCCCAAAACGGCGGCAAGATCGGCCTCAGTGGCGTACGGCATCAGGCAGAGGCGCCGATGATGGCGATGTCGTAGGAGACGCTGGTACCGCTGGAGCTGTTAGCGACGTGGAGTAGGTCAGCGGTGCCCGCGGTTATCGCGTACGCGGTCGCGTCCGGGGCAGCCAGAACCAGGAGACCACCGGGGCGGACAGAGATCGTGTGAGTGGCTGCGCCGAACCACCCGATCACACCGTTGGTCGTGTTACCCAAGACCACATTGTTGGTGTTCGCCGCACTGGCGAAGACAATCAGGCCCTTGACCCGAGCGAAAGTGATCGTCGCCCCGAAGGCGTCCGTCAGCACTCCCGCCAAGTCCAGGTCCTCCGCGGCGCTGGCTGCCAGGGTGCGGGTATCAGCCCACACCTTGTCCGCCTGGCCGGCTCCTGTGCCGCTGGACAGCCGGATCGTGCGATCCAGCTGGAGTGGCATGGACGCAGTAGCCAGGTCCAGGGCGCTATCCTGCTGCGCCGCCAGGGACACCATGAGCTTGGTGCTGAGTGACATGAGTGCTCCTTAGGTGAGGCTGATGGCGTAGGTGCTGGACACCCACTCCAGCAGCCGGCTGATCTGGTCTGTGGTGAGCGCCTGGTCCCAGACGCAGATCCGAGCCAGGTCCATGGAGATGTAGCCACCGGAGCCGGCGATGTTGCCACCCAGGCGGAGCCCAGCCAGGCCAGCGGTGGCGCCAGTGCCAGTGGTGCCGGACCGGTCAGAGGATGTGCCAGGCAGGCGGCTCACGGTGCTAGACGCGCCGTTGTACACCGCCACCTGCCCGTGCCAGGTGTCCACTGCGGTGGTGTATTGGATGGCAGTATCCGCATCCCCACCGCATGCGAACGATGCGATGGTCGTCGACGTGTACTGCATCTTGGCGTAGACACTTGCCGCGCTGGTGCCGGTGTATACGGTCTGCCCGCTGGCCAGGGTGCCGGTGGGCTTGGCCACCACCAGGACAGACTTGCCGACGCTGGCCGTGCCACGGGTGGCTGTCCACAACCCGGTATCCAGGGCCTGGGATGAGGCCGCGGCGAACCGAACCGCAGCCACGCCGTTGACCGCGCCGTAGGCCAGGGTGGGCTGCTGACCCGCAGTGGCCTGCACCAGCGGGGCCCGCTCCAGACCCCAGGTGGGGGTCCAGGAGGCAACCGGAGCACCATCCGCCAGGGTGGCAACCAGGTCCTGGGCACAGAAGTCCGCCAGCAAGCCGGACACCTGCTGCGGCCCGAAAGGCTCCCGCACCACGACCGCCGGAGCCGGGGCCATGAGTGCCCCGGCGACGATCCGTTCCGCCGTGGCCTGATGCCCGGCGGAGGTTTGGTGCAGGTAGTCCGCAGTGGATACCAGGGCCAGCGCGGCGTTCTCCTGCTTGCTGGCTGGAAAGTCTGGGCTGATGTCTATATACGAGCACCATGCACTGTTGGCCGCAGCGATGCCAGACAGGGCGCCGGTGTAGGCACCCCAGGAGTAGGTGGGAGTGATCGTGTCCAGGCGCTTGAACGTGCCGATAAGCAGCACGCTGGGCTGCGGGGAGCACGCTGCGCGGATCCGGCTGATGATCGTGTTGACCGAGGCCGTGAAGCTCGCGGGAGTCACGCTCGCCGCGTAATCATTCGGTCCGAGCAATATCTGCACCAACGCGGGCCGGAGCGTAGCGATCCGGTGGTACAGGGACTGGTCCGCGTTGGCCCAGTCAGCGGCTACGGAGCCGCCCTTACCGGAGCACCAGGACCTGACCCCGGCCGTATTGTCCCCAGCGCAGATGTAGGCGCCGTTGATCGCCACCGCCCCGGTCGCGGTGATGAGCAGGGTATGACTGGTGGAGGCTAGGGCGCCGGTGGAGTAGACCCCGTCGTGCCGCTCCGCCGTACCGGATACGTCTGGGGTGACGGTGGTTGGCGCACCACCGTCCACCACCACGGTAAATGCGCCAGCTCCGGGGCCCTGCGCAAAGTGGATATCCCACCCCGTGCACACGTCCGTGCGGCTCAGGGTCGCTCCAGCGGCCAGGCGCCGGGTGGCCAGGCCGAGACCCCGGGTGTCTCCGGTGACCGTACCGGACTCCGTCCAGCCGTCCAGCGTGGTGGAGCCAGCGAGCGCATGTCGCCCAGTCGTGGTCATGGACGCCGCGGCGAGGATGCTGGCCTCGCGGTCAACGAACCGATCAGCCAGCGTCGTAGCTCCACTGCCGTAGACGCTGGAGCTACCGACGCTGACGATGCTCACCACAGAACTCCGGCGGCGGCCGTAGGCGGCCCTCCAGGTGGCCAGACCTGGGTAGGCGCTGGCCTGACTGGGGCGGCTGATGCGGATGCTCATGTGCCCATCACCAGGATCCGGAGTGTGGCCGTCCCACCCGTGGCACACCGGGCATACAGGGCCTCACCCACCGGGAGATCCACGGTCAGGTCGACACCTGGGCCCAAGGGCCACCCGGTGCTGTCCACCACGGCGCTGCTGCCCAGGTAGGCGACTGAGGACCCGACCGGAGCACTGACCACCACCTGGTACCGGTCATAGTGCCCGGACAGGAGCTCTGTTCCGGCGCCGGAGGTCACCGTGGTGACCCCTTTCGCGACGCTGTGCGCGGATGCGGCAGCGACCAGGATCGCTGCCGCATCCGTCACGGCTACTGTGCCTGCTTTGGCCATGTCAGGAGACGATGGCCAGGGGGCACTTGGCGACACCGGTGAGCGTGCCTGTGGTCGCGGGCGGTACCCCGTCCAGTCCGGTGCCGAAGGTGACGCCCAGGGCGACGCTGCCGGTGTGGACACTGGCGGTTGCGGTCACGATCGGCGCGGATCCGATCAGGGTCTGCACTGTGGTGGCTGTGGTGGTGGTGGCCACGATGTACCAGCCATCCCGCGTGATCGTCACCGGTGCCGAGAGGGCCAGCTTCTTGGCCGTGTTCGCGGCCCAGGCGGTGCTGGTCTGGTCCGCAGTCGCCCCTAGAAGGTTGCCATCCGGGTCATAGATGGCGTGCGCCCAGTGGATTGGGGTGCCCGCAGCGGTGTTGCCGCTGACAAAGGTGATGTTGGTGACGACATCGCCGTGGCGGAGGAAGATCCGGACCCCTATCGCGACCCCAGTGCCGGTGGCGGCCAGGTCCGAGGTGCATGCCCAGACCGGGATGTTGGCGCGGACGAAGGTGTCCTGGTCCACCCCGGGGAGGTTGTTGTATGGGCTATCGAAGCACGCGGCGTCGGGGACCGGCCGTGGGTACCTACCGAGTACGGTCACTGCCCTGCCTCCTCTTGGGGGTCGTCGACCGCGTTCTTGGCGGCCTTCTTGGGTGTGGTCTTTTTTGCGGGTTCCGGCTCTGCCTCTGCCGGTTCCGGTTCCGGTTCAGGGATCTCCTCCACCCCGTAGCCGTGCCGGCGGAAGTACGCGATGGCCGGCTCGGAGTCGGTCTCAGCGGTCGAGTCCGCGAACATCACTCCAGCAATGGAGCAGGTCACGTGCTCTACGGGGGCCGTGATGCGGTAGCGAGGCATCAGGCCACCTTGATGTTGCGGAACACTGCGGCGGCCTTGGTGGCTTTAAGTGCCACCGCGACGGGCCCCAACTCCACTTCACCGGTCTTTACCGCACCCGGTTGACTGAAATCGGGCAGCCAGGACTGCACCAGCTGGCTGCCCACGGTGGTCACGCCGTGGAAGCCGTCCAGCCCGATGCGGATTGCGTAGAGGTCCGTGAGGTTGGTGTAGGAGGTGCTTACGGTGCGGGTCTCGACCGGGATGATCGGGTCGGTCGAGCCGGCCTGGTCGCCAGGGTCCGCGAAGATCAGCCCGCCGTAGGACTCCCTGGTGACCGGACGCCCACCGGGGCCGATGAGGCCCTCCACCGGGTCCCGGGTGTACATGCCAGTACGCCGGACGATTGCCCGCACGCGGGCGAGTGCGCGCTTGTTGCCCAGGAGCAGGGTTGGCGTCCCATCCAGGAGGCTCAGGAACTCATCCAGGGCGTCCAGGGCGGTGAATTTGGTCGCGGCCGAGGTGTCCAGGTCCGACCAGTCCGTGACCGAGGTGGCCCGAAACTCGGTGCTGGACCCAGTGAGCGCCTTGTCCAGGCCGTCGAAGCCGGCGGCGTCCACTGCGACGTCCCCGTTGATCACCTCGTCCTGGAATCGGGTCCGCGTCGCCTTGATCTTCTGCTGCATGTTCAGCGTCACCGCCGAGCTGGCGGCGGCACCGATACGCGACAGCACCCGATCGACGTTGAATGCTCCTCCCATCACGGCCAGGGTCGTGCTGACCTTGGTGGTGGTGACGTTTTGCGGGGCATATTCGGTGTTCATCGCCCTGGTGTTGGCGGTTGGCTGGGTTGCCAGGCGCCGGTAGCCGTAGGTCATGGTGGCCCCGCCACCAGCCGGGTTGACGACGTCATCGAAGGTCAGCATGTCCAGGATCGTGGATTCCTTGCGGAACTCATCGATGACTGATGCGTCGAAGTCGTCCTGGCAGTTGTTACTCGCCTCGGCGAGCGTGATGGCCATGGGGCCCCTTCCGGTTACCCGCCGAGCTTGCGCGCGACGGCTGCATTTAGATCACGTGAGCGGCCGGCGGAGCCCGTTCCCGCGCCTGTTGCTGCCGCTCCTTGGCGGCTGGGCGCGACTACGGCGGGTCCGGCGGCGAGCTTTGGGTTGGCCTTGATGGCGGCCTTGATCGCGGCGGAGACCTTGTCCCCGAAGTCGGCCGCTGCGGGGTCCAGATCTGCGACCTGGGTGAGGAAAGCGCGGCTGTCGAGCAGGGCACTGGCGTCTGCTCCGGCACCACTTGAGCTCCTGTAGACGGCCAGTTCCACAGCGGTCTGCCTGGCCTGGGCAACGGCCTTGTCCCTCTCCTCAGCGGCTGCCTTGAGCTGCTGGGCGGGGTCTTCCTTGCCATCTGCGGTCAGCCCAGCGGCGGCGAGGACGGCTTTGAGGCGTTCGTCCGCGATGCGGGCCGCAGTCTTGGCGGCTTTTTCGCCTTCACGGGCTGCCTGGATTGCCCTGGCTGCCCGGTCGGGATCAACGTCGCCCTTGATGTCGGGCTTCTTCCCGCCGTCTTTGGCGTCGTCGCCCTCTCCGGTGCCCCCTTCACCGGTCGGAGTGCCAGTTGGCTCCCCACCGGTCTCTCCATCACGGAGACGAAAACGGGCGACTACGAAACCGCACAGCATGCGGCGTTTGGTGATGCGCACGACGACTCCTTGAGGCGTCTCATCCCCGGAGCACCTTGTCTCCGGAGGTGGCTAGCGGGCCACGCCGATCTGCTCCCGGGCAGGTTGGCGTTTGGCGGTGGTGCTGGCACAGTGGGCGCGGATAGCGGCCTGCCACTCCCGGACCTTCACCGCGGCTTGGGCCTTTGCGGCGGGGTCTATGGCAGCCTGTTCCCGCAGTTTCCACTGCCGGAGGGTGCGCTCCATGGCACGGAGGCGCTGCCGGTCGGCGTCGCCCTGGGCGTCAGCGGTCTGGGTGGGGGCCTTGGTCACCCCGGCCAGGTACGCACTGAGCGAATGCCGGCAGTTGGGGTGCATCAGACCAGCGGCGATGGCCTCATCCACGCTCCCGGCCACCTGGATTTTGACCTTCTTGCCGTCCTGGGTGGCGTGCTCGACCTCGAGGTTTTGCCTTCCCCCTGGGCCGGAGCGGGTGAGGATCTTGCCCTCCCACGGGCGGCAGCGTACGCACTCCTGAGGAGCGTTGGAGACGATTACGAGATCGATTCCGGCGCTGGTGAGTCGGTCTAGGTGCCCCTCTACAGCGGCCTGGGCGGTAACGCTGCGGGTGGCCATCTCGGTGTAGCTGGCCAGCTCCCAGTTGCGCCCGCTGCGGTCCCGAAAGCCGGTGATTCCCTGACTGAGAAGCTTCTCCCAGGCAACCTGGGCGGCCCTGCGCCTGGTGGAGGTTCCCAGGAGTACGTCCGGCACACCGGCGGTGGCCACCACGCTGCGGTAGGAGTCCATGGACCAGCGCAGGATCTGGGTATGCGTGCCTCGCAGCCCGGTCACCAGAGACCAGGCCATGCGCTGCAACGCCTCATTGCCCGGGAGTGCTGCCCTGGTCGCGGCGAGGTCCCCAGGCGCCGCCTGGCCGAGTCTGGCCAGTTCCTCCTGTCCAGCCTGGCCGCCCCGGGTGTAGGCCAGGGCGATGAGCTGCTCCACCTGGTGGGCCATGTCCCCGTCCAGGCGAGCTATGAGACGCTCTGTCCAGGTACGGAGGTTGGCCAGGCCAGCCAGTTTGTCCGTGGCCCAGGTGGGTGTGTCGAGTCCGCTGCTGAGGCGGCGGGCGATGTCTGTGGCGAGGCGGGTGTGAGCGCCCCGGTAGAGGTTCGCCAGGGTTACGGCGAGGTCCTCTGCGATGGTCCTATCGACCGGCACTGGCGGGGTCCGCCGGCGGGACATCATCCTGGCCGCCGGATGGGTCTACGGTCGGGTCCGCTGTCGGAGCGGGTCCGCCGGCGTAGGTGTCCGGGTTCTGCACAGAGATGGCTGACGCGTCCTTGATGCGTAGGACCTCGGCTTCGACCTGGGCGTCATCCCACTCTGGGTGCACCATGCGAACCCGGGTGTCGTAGGAGACGGCCTCGGCGGCGGTGAGGAGTTGGAGTGTGCGGGCAGTGGTTTCCGGGGCCTCGGAGACGCTGTCGCCGAATTCAACGCCGGGGCGATCCGCCAGTACGCGGCTGCTGAGCTGGGCGGCCTCCACGGCCAGGAGGAGCTTGATGGCCTCAGCGATCGCTGGACGCCAGGCCTGGATCCGGGCGCCCCTGGTAGTGAAGGATTGCCGTTCCCGTGCCTGGATCTCCGTGGCCGTCACGGCGGCGTCTCCGCCCTGCATACCCAGGGTCTGGGCGCTGAGGCCAGCGTGCCGCAGGACCAGCTGGGTTATGGCGTCCGCCGTGGCCTGGTGCTCAACATGGCGGATGGCGAACTGGATCGGGGTGATCGGGTTGGCGGCGGCTTGGCCGGGAGCGGCGTTGATCTCCGTGAAAACCTCGCGGGTGGCGTCCCAGGTAGCACCAAGGCCGGCGCCGTTGGACTGCATCATGTAGCTGGGGACGACGATGCGACCCCTGGCTATGCGAAGGTCCTGCATCCAGCTGGTCCAGCAGTCGTCCAACCGGTCGAACAGTTGTTCGTTACCGTCGAAATCTGACCGGCCGTGGAATCTCAGCGCCGGGTTGGTGCGCCAGGTCCTCTGTGGCCCGTCATTGGGCACGCGGACGACGTCCAACCGGTCCAGGCCGGTGGGCTGGCTCCCCTCAGCGTCCACCAGATCAGCCAGATAGGCGGTACTGGGCAGCTCCGCGTATGGCACAGCGCGACCAAGGCTGTCCTGATCGCCCTGGTGCAGGGCGTAGGTGATCCTCCCAGCTCCGTTGACCACGTCATGGTGCTCCAGGAGCCGGTACACGGCTTGCCCAGAGCGGGCGACCTGACTCCAGAAGGTCACCTCCAGGAGTCTGCCCCACCGGATGACCGGGATGGCACCGTCCGCGTGGACAACGTCCAGGATGGCCTGCTTACTGACCTCTAGGTCTATGACCGGGCGCAGGTACACATCCCCGAGGGTGCTGGCCGCATCCGCCGCGTGTAGCAGGGTCTGGTGTAGGCCGTCCTCAATCAGGTCATCCAGGCGGTGCTGGATGTCCAGGTTGGCGCTGGATAGCTTGGGTGGCTCAGCGAACAACAGGCGCGCGGAAGTGGAGGCCAAGTCCGCGGGGAGCGGAACGTGCAGCCGCCCATCTGTGGCTGTGGTGGGCGGGGGAGCACCCCAGAGCCAGCGGGAGAAGCGCCCAACCACGCCACCTGCGGCCTGCCCTGGGTAGCGGCGCTGCCGCATGGATGGGGGTAGGGACTGATCCTGGTAACCCCTGCCGGCGTAGACGTCCCGCAGCTTGTCTGGGCTGCCCACGTGCCACGCATCCCAGTCCAGGTAGGACCTGTACGCGGGCGCGTGCTCTGGCGGGGGCCAGGCACCACCAGTTGGTATCGGCATGGGCACCTCCTCAGGCTGCGGGAACGGGTACGGATTGGCGGAGCTGGGGACGCCAGAGCTGCTCAGTGGTTTTGATGGCGTACCGGCCGGCGTCCATTGAGTGGTCGTCTACCTTGACCGGGGCATCCTGGCCAGCCTGGGCCTTCTCCGGGTCCCAGGAGTAGCCACCGATCTCCTGGATCCAGCCCTCACAGGACTCATGTACGACCAGGAGGTCCTGTGCCATGAGGCTGGATATCAGCCGTAGGCCGTCCAGGACGCTGTTGTCGGCGTCAACGGGCATGAGTCCATCGACGAAGAGCTGAGTGCGGAAGCTTGCCGCGCTGGGGTCGACGCAGATCCACTCTGGGTAGTCCGTGCCGAGCCACTGCCGGAGCCGGGTCGAGTACTCACCATCGGTGAGGCTGCGCATCCGGCGCTTCGAGTCCCAGCGCCACTCTCGGGTCAGGCACAGCCGTCCATCCCCAGTGACGCCCAGGAGCAGGGCGGCGAACGGGTTGGTAGTGCCGTAGTCCACACCACAGCCAGGGAGGCTGGCGATGCTGGGTAGGGCGCTGACGACATGCCGGGCGGGATCCCAGCAGTCGTAGATGGCGCCCTCGGCCAGGCACCAGATTCCCTCGATGAAGCGCTTGTACCAGAGCCCCGTGTACTGCGTCTTCAAGCGAGCCACGTAAGCCGGATCCAAGGACGGGTTGTCATCCAGAGTGAAATGCCAATACCTCAGGCCCACCTCATCGGCACGCTGGATGAATTCCTTGCGAATCCAATGACCCGGACCGTCCGGGTTGGTTGTGGCGAGAAGTTTGGCCCCGGGAACGCGGAGGCGAGACAGAAACATCATCCAGAAGCTCTGAGGCACCAGGGTTGCCTCATCGATGTATCCGAGAGCGATCGTTGCCCCGCGGATACGGGCCTCGGCGCGCACATCTGAGGCACCCACCAAGTGGACCTTGCGACCGAGGATGGTGGCCAGGGTGGAGCCGGTCGTGTGGTGAACATGCCGCGCGGCGAAGCCATACAGGCCAACACTTTGCAGCGGGTCTATGACGTTTCGCTCGATCGTCTGCAACGTCCTGCCCACGACCACGATCAGGCCCCGGTCTGGGGCCTGGGCGATGGCGATAAGCAGGGCCAAGAGGCTGGCGATGGTCTTGCCGGAGGAGACCGCACCGGACCAGAGGGCGATCTGGGGTGTGGTCATCGCCTCGTGCACAGACAGGACCTGTTTGTGGCTTAGGACCCTTGACAATGCGCTCAGATTATGCATGGGTGTGTAGGATAATTACGGTTATCCGACATCGGGCTTATCTGAGGACGGTTCACTCAGCGCCTCGGCCGCAACACCGAGGGCCCGCCCGAGATCCGCCAACATCGACTTAGCCGAATCAGTGCCTGGATCCGCGTCGTGCTTGGTTATCAAGAGGTGCTTGTCCACCGCGATACCGAGGCTGGCCATCAGGCACTGGGTGTCCTTCGCCGGCGGCAGATTCAGGTAGGCGATCTCAGGTCCGTCTGGCCCGAAGGAGACAACCTGATACTTATCCCAGACCCGATCTCGCAGCTTGAAGGCGTCGCCCAGGAGCAGCTCGGCCAGTTCCGCCCGCCTCGCGGCCATGTCGACCGTGCGCGCCTGGGTGGCGTTTTTGGTGTGCGCCCGATCGAACGGGGTCTCGATTCCGGCTTCTTTTGCGATCTTCGATACCGTGCTGCCGGATACCTTGTGGTCTCTGGCGATCTGGGCCCGGGATGATCCGCCGGCTTTTATGGCCTTGAGTATGGCGTTGCGCTTCCGCGCGGAGATCGCGGCGGCCATTACCAGGCCCCACCAGCGCCACGGGCGATGACGAGCAGGCCGATGTACACGGCCAGGATTGCCCAGGGTGTCACGAGGGCGAGGATCACGCGTTGTGGCATCTCTCCTCCTCCCTGGGGGTGCCCAGGAGGTGTCCCGTCCTCCTGGGCGTTTCCCCATCCCATGTGCCCGTGAGCGGCGCGGATCCGGGCGGAGTTGCACCGCCACCTCTGACGCCCCGGGGGTCAAGAGGGCGGCAGTGCTCTACTCCGTTGAGCTACAGATCCCACCCAGCCGCGAATCTGGGTGAGTGGCGCAGCCCGGATTCGAACCGGGGACCTCCAGCTTATGGGGCTGGCGAGCTACTGCTGCTCTACTGCGCTGCGCACGGCCAGTAGGGGGCACTGGCCGTGGGGTCTGCGTCAGGGCTTGACGTACACCTGCTGGGGCTGGTGCCGAGCGAGCGCGGCATTGCCCCAGAACATGACCTCTTCGAGCTTGGTCATGGCCAGGGCCTTTTCCCGGCCCTCGGGCAGCTGCGCGTTGAGCGCGTCTGCCAGCTGGCGGCACTGTTGCCGGACGCTGGTGTGGGCGTCGCGCTTCTCGTCAGTGGTCGCGGGGTGGAATGCGAACCGGTTCGCGATGTCTTCGGGTGCCATGGGTGCCCTCCTGGGCTTGGGGGGATATGGCGAAGGCCCAGCACGGGGAGGCTGGGCCTTGCGCGGGACGGTGGGTTCAGGCGGCTTTTGGGCGCGCGGAACCTGTCAAATCCGCGTCCACAGTAACACCGCCTCTGGCCAGGGTGGTGAGGGTTTCCCCGACCTGGAGGAGCGGATCACCGTTTCGTATGCCTCGGATGGCGATGATGCCGCGTTCTTTCCACCGGTGGATCCTCTTGCGGATTTGCTCCCTGCTGCCCGCGATGCCGAAGGGTCCGGCGAGCGAGGCGATTTCTGCTGGGGTCATGAGCATGGCGTCCAGGCGTGCCCTGAGGGCGTCTCTGCCGGTCTGGACGTCCCATGCCTGCCCGCACTCCCGACATGTCACCCACGCCGCTCCAGAGAGGCCGTAGAGGGCTTTTCCGCATGCGCATAGTCCTACCAGGACCCCGGGATCTGGGCGGTCCACGATGCGCTCAATGGTGCGGCAGGCTTCCTGGAGCTTGGGTAGGGCCTCATGGCCCCAGGGTTGGAGCGCGATGGCGTGAGTGTTGGCTGCCAGGTACCGGCAGACCGACGGCATCCACTCTGGGCGCCACAGGTCGCGGATTGCGTCGCAGCTGGTGTGAGCGCAGCGGGGGCACACTGGTCCCCGCATGAGGCCTTGGTGGAGGACCAGCTTGCGGCCTTGGGAGCGGGCGAGGATCCATGCCCAGGTCCCCAGCTGTATCAGGGCAGCATTTGCCAGCCTGGTGACCTGGGTGAGGTCACCCTGCCCACCGGAGGACGCACCGGAGCCGGTGACAGCCTGGCCGGAGAGGGTGACCTCTACCTCCGTCACCAGCCCAGCCGCCCTGGTGAGCCAGGTGGTGGCCTGACCAGCGCACACCTGGCACGCGTACGCCTCACCGGACAACGCTCGGTCACAGATCAGGCAGCTGTCAGCCATTGAGCCGCTCCTCCAGATCCTCGACTTGGGCCATTCCCGCGATCCGGTGCAGCCGCCAGGAGAACCCGATCGCCCCGATCCCCGCCACCAGGAGCAGCGGGCCGATCCACCAGTCGTTGGCTACGGATGGGGCGATCATCCCCGCGAGAACCAGCAGCCATCCGATGGCGTCGGCGATCTTTCCGGCGCGGAGGTACCGGCGGTACTTCAGGTACCAGGTTGGGGTGCTGTCAGTCATCGAGTCCTCCGTAGAAGCTCGCTACGTAGATCGCCTCGGCTTCCTCCGGGGCGATCACTCGGTCCGCCACGATCACGGCGTAGGAGTCGTCACCGGTCGGGACCTGGCTGATCCGGACTGTTCCGTGGCTCAACTGACGCACCAGCTCGTCCAGGTGGGCCATGTCGGGCTGGTCGCGGTGGTCCCAGGTGACGATCTCTGGTGGCTGATGCCGGTGGACGGAGCAGTGCACGCGGTCTGAGGCGACGCTGGCGGCCGTGCGGCAGCCGATGCACTTGGGCGCTGGCCGTGGGGTCGCACTGGCCTCAGGCAGGATCTCGTCAGCCATTGTGGGACCCCCGCTGGGTTGTGTCATCCCACCAGCGCAGCGAGGCCAGCGGTACCGCGTCTTCCTGGTCGCCGCCGCCCAGGACGACGCTATGCCGGCGTACCGCTGCTGCGGCGGCCTCGCGTTCCGGGGTGGCCATCCGGGAGGTCTGCCAGTGCCAGTTGGTGTGTAGCCAGATGCTGTGCATGGCTGCGTCCAGGTCTGCCAGTGTCTCGGCTGCGCTGTCCAGCCGCTCCTGGGTCGTCTCCTTCGGGGCGCGCGGAAATTCCATCGGCGGCATTGGGTGGCATCGCCTGCAGCGCGTGTTTGGGGTGCAGGTGCATACCGGAGGCACCTCGCCATCCCAATCTGGCGCCGAGCCGAAGATGTCAGTGCTCACAGCATTCCTCCGCGTCCACGATGATCATCGTGGTCTCCGGGCTGATCCGGACGAACGCGACCTGGCCGGACTCGGCGCATGTTGTGATCAGCCACTGGCCAGATGGGTGCATCGTGACCTCGGAGACGCCAGCCTGGCCGGGCTGGGTGCGAGTGTGGCACAGGCTTGCATCCCGTTCCCCGTGGAACCCGACGCGGAATGTTGGCTGGTCGTCAGTGCTGTCACTCACAGCTCTTCCCCCATCTCCTGGATCTTGGCGAGCAACTCCCGGCGACCGGCCTCGTGCCCGGCCCGGTAGGCGTCCTCTGGTGCGGGGGTGAGCAGGACCACGGGTCCTCTGGCCAGGACGCCATCCCAACGGACCGTGTGCGGCACCCATACGCCCAGGCGCTGCCAGGTGCCGATGTCGGATCCGGAGGCCCCCCAGACCTCCAGCCGCCGGTAGTCCCCCCAGTTGACGGCCACCAAGGAGCCGGGGGTCTGGGGCTCATCTCCTGGGCCCAGGAGGATTGGCTCAGACACTGTGGGCATCCCTGAGGCTCTTGCGGTGGCGGGCAACGGTGGCGGTGCAGATCCCGAGCCGGATCGCGGTTTCGCGGACGCTGAGGCCCATGGCGGTGCAGCGGGCGACGGCCTGAGCCCGCTCGACCACGGCCAGGCCGATGGTGCGGTCACCCGCGACTGCCCGCATCACGGCGATCGGATCGGCCAGTGCCGCGCCGAAGGTGCGGGTGCGAGGACCACGGCGATTGCGGCTGTCTCCGCGCGGCGGATGGTGGGTCATGGTGCTGTCCTCTCGGGCTGGGTGCGGCAGCGGTCGCACTGGTGACTGGGATGGTCGGTGGGGCTGTAGCAGCGGGTGCAGGCCCGCATGACCCCGGCGGCCGGCGGATCGGGCTCCGGCTCGTCCGGCCAGGGGGCCACGGTCCGAACGGGACGGCCGCTGGTGTGCGCCAGGGACTGCGCCCGTGCCTGCGTATGGCTACGCAGGTCCTGGGGATGGGGGTCCGGTGCGCCCTGGGGGATACTCCGGGCACCGCAGCGGCAGGACCAAGCCCAACTGGTGCGGCGGAGATTCCGCGCCCAGATCGTGATGGAGTGCTGGTCCACGCTGGTCACCATGAGGTGGTCACCTCGCGTACGGCCGGGCCGTCGAACCCTAGGATTCCCCCACCATCCAGGAGACGCTCGGCGAGCGGATCGCCGTAACGGCTCGCCAGCTCAGCCAGGACAGCCGCGGGGTTCGGGTTGGCATTGGCGGTGACGATGAGGCGGCGCATGTTCCCGCACCGGTCGTCGATGATCCGCTGGAGCTGCTCCAGCCACCAGTCAGTGACCCGCTCCCTGCCAAGGTCGTCCAGGAGTAGCAGGTCGCAGTTGATCGAGTTGTTGTACGCCATTTCTTCGCCGTTGGTGGTGATGGTGCGGCCGTCGGGGAGGGTGGTGCGCTGCGGCTTCAGTGCTGCGGACAGATCGGCTGCGCTGCGGGCGACTACCCAGAGGTGGGCGTCGTGCACGGCGTTGGCGATGGCGTACGCGGCGAAGGTTTTCCCGGTGCGGGATGGGCCGGCGAGGATGAGCACCCGGGGACCGCGTGTCCACCAGCTACTGACCATGCCCCTGGGGTCTTGGTGTGGGTGGCGTAGGGCGGCGTAGGCAGCGGTGGCGTACCGGGTGGGGCGGCGACTGGCGTAGGCCTTGTGGCGGTTGGCGGACTGGCGGGTGCGGATGGCCTCCATCTCGGCCAGATCGGCGGCGGCAAGGAGTGCATCGGCGTGGTCTACCCCGGCGGCTTGCGCGGGGATGCGGCGCTTCCATGCGGTCAGGTCGATCATGACGCCTCCGGGGTCCAGTTGACGGAGTTGCTCGAGGTGACGATTTCTAGGCCGGCGAACGGGTCGTCGTCCCGGCCGGGCGGGTTTCGGTAGAGGCTCAGGGGCTGTCGGCCCTGGCGTGGCGGGTCTGCCTTGGGTGGGCTGACAAGGCTTTGTACGAGCCACGGGAGGCGACCGGGCTGGCCGCCGCGATCGCGGAGCAATTCGAGTCCAGAGCGGACTTCCGCCTCGCTGTATCCGTCGCGAAGTAGCTCTGCGATTCGCTCGGCGAGCTTGGGGATGAGCGCCGATGGCATCCGTCCGTATTGCCGGTACTCGTCTACCAACGTTTCCGTCGTGCTCTGCTCCGTGTCCGCCGGCGGCTGAGGTTCTGGCGCCGGTCGGGGAGAGGGTGGGGAGGACGGATTGGTTGGTGAGGTCGGTAAGGACGGATAGGGCGGTACTCCAGTACCTGAAGGCGGTACTCCAGTACCTGAAGGCGGTACTCCAGTACCTGAAGGCGGTACTCCAGTACCTGAAGGCGGTACTCCAGTACCTGAAGGCGGTACTCCAGTACCTGAAGGCGGTACTCCAGTACCTCCTTCTGTGGAAGTAGATACCAGCCTGGGAAGTCGGTAAGTGAGCTGAGCGCCACGGTGAGCAAACATCGGGTATCCACGGCCATCTACGCCGCGCTGAACCCGTACCTCCAGGCCCCGGGAGGCGAGGCGCTGAAAGACCCTCCGGAGACCCGCGTCGCTCCCGACCTTGATCGCCCTGGACAGTTTCCAGCTGTCGCCGTCGAACGCAGTGCGCGTCGCCTCATCGGCCTTCTCGGCGATCGCCCACAGCACCATCCCCTCGGCGGGGGTCAGGTCGCCTGAGGCGTCAGATTGCAGGTAGGCGGCAACCTCAGCGCTGAGTTGCCACGCCATCAGGTCGACACCTCAAGATCAGGGACCTGCCAGGCGATGGTGCCAGGTGGATACGTTTTGGATATGCGCCGATAGGGCACCCGTACCTCCAGGCCCCGGGAGGCGAGCTTTCTGAGCACGGCCCTAAGCCCTGAGCGGCTGATCCCGACGATCGCCCGCAGCGTCCAGCCTGATTCGATGGCCATCTTGGGGTGGCTGGTGTTCTCGCTAGCGCGCTCGGCGACAGCGAGAAGAACTAGGCGTTCGGTTGGCGTCAGGCTAGACGCTGAGTCTGACTGTAGGTACGCACTGACCTCAGCGCTGAGTTGCGCGCTCAACGGGCACCGCCCGGAGCACATGGGGTGTAGTGGGCCCCTTGGGGTCCGGTAGAATACACGGCTAGGCCGTCCTTCCGCTCTGATCGGATGGGACTGCTTAGGCCAGGTGAGGTGCTACCAACACCAATCCTGGCCGTTTTTAGTTGTGTGCTGATCTTACCGCACAACCGTTCGAGCGGCCTCATTGCACACCCTCCACCGCGTCTTTAGAATGACTTTCACATTCACGTGTGCCGATCTTGTGACCGGCATGGAAGCGGGCCGCCCGAAGACGGCCCAACCCCTACTCCTCCGGATCCCCCGGACCCCTACACAGCCACACCAGGGCAGCTCCGCCACCAGCCACTAGGAGCAAGCCAGCAGCGATGATCAGGCCCACGTGACCCCCTCAAACGCCAGCTGAGCGAAAGGCACGGGATCCTGGACCTGAATCCACACGTCGTACTCTGGATAGATCATGTCCAGTGGATTGAAGTGCTTCTCCACCAGGACATCTACCTTTACCGGGGCCTCGAATTCGACCGGCGCATCATGAACACCCTGCTTGATGTTGATATCTGCGACCTGTCCGGTGATGAAATCGACAGCATCCTGGCCGGCCAGGTCCGAGCTATCCGCGCAGCAGTAGGTGCAGTGGAGATACACGTATCCGCCGTCGTCTGGGTGCTCCCCGCCCAGCACCCACAGGTGTTCGCCGTGGCGCTCCAGACAGCAGTAGATCTCCCACTCCCGCCAAGCCATCCTGAGCAGCTCACGAGAGGCCATGGCCTCCATGTCGTTGTCCTCGGCGAGGAGGCAGCCAAGGGTCAGCACGAGCTCTCCAGATATGTCCGCTCCAGTGCGCGCACCTGGTGGTCAGTGCGGGATTCGCCATGCCACGCCAGGCAGACCAAGTCCGGATCCGTCACCGCTGCCACCAGCTCAGGCAGGAAGTACTCCGGCGGAGTACATTCGTGCTCATCGAAGCCATCCTGTATGTCCTGAATTTGCATCCGGGCAAGTGAGAGCTGGTCCTTGAGGTGACGCAAATCTGCTAGGAGTAGTACCACCTCCCGTTCCAGGGGAGTGCCCTGCGCCTTTGTTTGGATGTCTCGCAGCTGAACGAGGGTCAGTAGTTTAGCCATTGCTGGCCACCGCCTTAGCGGCGTCATAGGCGGCGATGATGGCCACGATTGCGTGGCAGGCCAGGAGGAAATGTGATGTCCACGCCCGGACGTGCCACTCCCAGGTTTCGCCAAACTCGAAACCCTGGTACTCGAATTCATCTATGGCATCTCTTGCTTCATTCCAGCAGCAAAGCGGATCCATGTAGGAATCAATCAGTTCCTTATGAACCGCCTTCGCCAAGCCCTTTGGAGCAGCACCATGCCGATATGGGTCACGTACCTCCGCCCAGATGTTCTGCTCTACAAAGCAGCGACCATAGGAGGTGATGGAATCCAGAGTGCCGGAGACCAGCTTCTCTGACCAGTAGTCAGGATTGATGCGGCCCTGGCCAACGCCTGCCTGGCGGAAAAACTGGAGCATGTCTTCCGTGCGGGAGAAGACGTGTCCAGGCCAATCGCCCCCGATGTAGAGGTGACGCGGCCAGGTGGTGATTTCGAAGCGCTCCATGGTGGTCTTTGGGTCGCGGAACACGAGATGGCGATAGAGGCCATCGTCGTGTCGTATTTCCAGCTGGAAATTGCCGAAGCGCTGGGCGAATTCTGCGCTGAGGTATTCGGGGTAGTCCGGGATCTTCTTCTTCACTGCCATCACCTCAAGGTGCGTATTTCCAGGATCAGGAATGGGGCCCCGCACGCCCGTGAGCGTGCGGGGGAATGGGTTTACAGGGAGCGGTGGGCTACGCGGGGCCTGGCAGCTGCTGCGGCCAACTCCCGTACGCGGGCGATGAAGGCTGCCCGAGGCAGGCCGGTTATGGCGGACCAGGTGAGCGGCGGGACCTTGCACCCGCACTGCTGCTGGGGCAGGCCACAGCGGAGGCAGCGGGGGGACACCAGGGTGCCTCCGGGACCCTCAGTGCAGCCGGCGAGATCCTCGACCGCCGCCGGACCCGGCATCGGCTCAGGAACCTTGACCGGCTCCGGGATTCGCTGCGCTGGCACCGGCACCGGCTGTAGTGCCGGAGCCATCCGCACGCCAGGGACCGCATCCACCACCCAGTCCACCCAGGCCAGGCCCGTACGGTCCAACTCCAACCGCCCCCGGGTCACTGCCACATAGGCCAGCCGCAGCTCATCCGGGTTCAGGACCACCCGACCGGTTGCCGGGTCAATCCGCGGCTCCCGGAAATCTGGTGCGATCTGGACCCGGCCCCACTCTCGCCCCTTCGCCCTGTGCGCGGTGGACACCACCACCTCGGCGGACTGCTCATCCACCAGACGGGAGACCACCTCGATGATCCGGGCTGGTCCGTGAGTGTCCACCAGGTCCACCAGCACCTTCAGGGACCCGCTGGCATCGTCCTGGCTGGCGTGCTCCCGCACCTGGTCCCAGTCCTTGAAGGCCAGCAACTCCGGATGACTGGTCCCAGCCTTGGCCATCAGGGTCTGGGCGGCCTCGGCCAGGCGGCGAAGCTCATCCCCACCACCTACCAGGGCGGTGCGTTTCCCAGAGCCGATGGATGCCACGATCTGGGCCATTGCCCCAGCGTTGGAGCGGCAGAGGATGGCCTGCGGGTCACAGCGCCCGATCCGCGATGGGACCTTGCTGAATCCCCGGAGGCGTAGTGGTGCGCGGAGCAGCGCCAACCACTTGTTGGCCTCCGCCGCGACCGCCGGGCCGAAGCGGAACGACTGGGTCAGGGTGAGGTGCTGGTCGGCGACGAACTTGTCCATCGCGTCGATCGCGCCCCGGAAGCCGTAGATCGCCTGGGCGGAGTCCCCAACCATGATCCGCTGGGCGTGGTCCTGGTAGTGGAACAGGGAAGCCATGACCGGGCTCAGGTCCTGGGCCTCATCCAGCAACACGTAGTCCACTGGGATACGGGGACGGCTGAGTTGATATAGCTTCAGGTACACGTCATGGGTGAACTTCAGCTGCCCACCGTGGCGGAGCTGAAGATCCGCCCAAGCCTTCGCCATGAACGGGGCCAGGTACTTGGCCAGGTTGCGGTTATCTAGGTCGCTGTAGCCCTCCACGCGTCGGATGTGCTGCACGTCTGGCTCCGGATCGGCACTGTTCAGGAAGTTCCCGACCCCCTCCATGACCATCCTGGCCAGGGTCGTGGGAGTCAGTGGTGCTAGATCCTCCGCCAGGAGCACCGGGTTGTTGATCCCCAGCACCTGGGCCACCCGGTGTGCCGGTACCCGTGGCCCATCCAGGCGCTCCCGGTACTGGCTCCCCATCGGCCCGAAAGCCAACGAGTGCGCGGTACGGCAGTCCACGGCAGGCGGGAAAGCCCGCTTCGCCTCAGCGGCCAGAGCCCGGTTGTACACGATGTACAGGCCCCGGCGGGCGGGCTGCTCTTTCGCGGCGAGCCTCAGCGTGCTGGACTTGCCGCATCCGGCACCGGCCTGCACAACCAGAGTGGGCCTTTCGGCCGAGCAGAACGCGTCGATTACCGCCTGCTGCTCGACCGTGGGCTTGTAGTCGCTCATGCCGTCACCGGCTTCGGGGCCAGGTCGCGGGCGCGACCCTCGATGATGTCCTTCAGGGTGCTGGTGTCGCCGGTGGAGCCGATCAGCGGCTCTTCCAGGAGGTTGCGGCGCTTGGCCTCCTCCCACACCACCCGGACCTCAGCTACCGTCTGGCACTGCTCCAGGGCCCGATCACGTAGGTCCGCTGCGGTTGGTGGCGCCTGCCCCTGGCCGAGCCAGGCACCCAGGGTTTCCGCGAGGATGATGCCGGGCCGGCTGATCTTCTGGTCTACCAGTTCCTGGCAGGTGGTCTTGGTGATGGAGAGGTTGTGCCCCATGTCCATCTCACCAATGACGCTGAATTCGTAGTCGACGCTGTCTCGCTGGTCGGCCTTGAGCCCCAGCTTTTTTGTCTCCACCTTCTTGGTGCGCTCGTTCAGCTCCGTGACGTACTCCGTCTTGACCCTCATGGTCACGATGACGTGCCCCGGATATGACAGGAGTGCGGCCATCATGCGTGCCTCTACGGGCCGGTAGTCGCCCCATCCGGCGCGCTTGTCGCGGGCCCGGTCGACCCGGTCCAGGGCCCCACCAAGGCCGCTCCAGTAGTGGGTGAAGGAGTCGACGATGATACCGGCGAACCCGTGTTTCGCGGCGTCAGCCAAGAAGCCGGGCAGCTGCTCCGGATCCGAAACCTCCGGCGCGACGTGCCCGAAGTTGAACGCGTACTCGGTCTCCGGGTCGGACTCATCTAGGATCGCGTACTCGCGGGCCCGCTTCTCGGTGTCGAGCACGGCGAATTTGCCACCGTAGCCACAGAGCCCGCGCATGATCGTCAGTGCGGTGAAGGTCTTGCCGGATCCAGAGGGTCCCTGGAGGGCCATCCGGAGGTGCATTTGCTCTCGGCGGGCGGGCGTGAACAGGCTCATCTCAGGCCTCCTGTTGGCGGATCAGCGCTGCGTGGAAGGTGCGGTTGGTGGTGGGGATGATGATGGTGCGGCTGGCGCTGTTGGTCTCCGCCAGGCCGGCAACACAGCCGGGGCACTGGCCGTGGTGCTCGCCGTGGTAGAGGCACTCCTGGAGGCCCTGGACGAGCCAGGAGCCATCCGCCTGGCGGGTGTGGGTGACAGTGCTCATGCCGCATCACCGGAGGGCCGAATCCCGGTATAGGGAAAATCGCAACGGCCGCAGTAGATGGGGTGCTTCTCCCACGCCTGGGTGAGAGGCATAGCCACCCCGGTCCGGATGCTCCTGCCACAAACGGTCTGGGTGATGGGCACCCCATCCGCCTCCAGGCGGAGCAGGTGCACGGTGCCGTGGTGCCGGAAGGCCGCCATCCAGGCGTAGATCTCGCCCCGGGACAGCTCCACCTCGCCGGTGAGCGCGCCCTTAACGCCAAGGGTCAGGCTCATGGTGCTCGGGTAGGCCTCCACGGACACTGCCTGCCTGCCGGTCTGCTCCTGGAGGTAGGCCAGAACGGGGCGACATGCGGCGGTGGTGGATGTCGCGGTGATAGCGGTTGGGAAGATCCGGGGTAGGTCCCCGTTGAGGCTGGGAACGGCTATGTAGTGGTCGCCCTGGCGTGGGGTCCATCCCTGTGCCTCAACCACGGCTGTGGTGACGTGCTGATCCCAGCTGCGGCCGGCGGCCAGCTCCTCCAGGAGCCCGGCTCCCATGCGCACCCGGGCGCGGAGGGAACGCAGCAGCTGCGCCAGGACGGTCAGGTCCTGGGGGATGACCATCCGCGTGATGTTTTCCAGCGCCCTGGCCTGCTGTGGGGTGAGGTGGACTCCGGCGAGAGCATCCGTGAGGATGCTGATCGGGGGGATTTCCTGTGGCATACTTGCCTCTCTCAGTAGTGATGGGGTCTCGCGGGGGCAAGCCGCGGGGCCCGTTTTTTGTGGGCTTGGTTCAGGCGGCGGCGGGGCGG